AAAAATGCATATGATTCTTCTACAGCATTTTCGGATCTTTGTCTAAATTTTCCTAATGCTTTTTCTAATGCTATCTCATAATGATCGATATCTAGTTCTACGTCAATCATACCGTCGCCAAGCATAATTCGGACGTATCTAAATAGTTTTGATTTTGCTGTATCTAATTGTGTGCTCATGCTATTATTTATTCGATTGTCATTGCAATAAATACATTTACTATGCCAAGATTAAGTTTATACAAACCAGAGAAATCTGCGGATTATCGTTTTATAGATAAAACCGTATATGAAGCCTTTCAAATAGGTGGTACAGACATATATGTACACAAGTATGAGGGGCCTGTTGAGCCGGGTGTCGGAACGCCATCTCAACCAAGACAAGTTGCAGATATTCCTGAAACAAAAATACAAGATCTATTGTTTTTAGAAAATAGAGATAGAAAATATTCAGACGATGTTTACACATTACGTGGAATTTATAATGTTCAAGATTTAGATTTTGATTTATCGCAATTTGGAATGTTTTTACAAAATGACACAGTTTTTATAACATTTCATTTAAACCGAAGTGTTGAATCAATTGGTAGAAAACTATTAAGCGGTGATGTTTTAGAGTTACCCCATTTAGTAGATGATTATGCATTGAATGATTTTCAAGTTTCTTTGAAACGATTTTATGTAATTGAAGATATAAGTCGTCCAAGTGAAGGGTTTTCTCAAACATGGTATCCTCATTTATTAAGAGCCAAGTGTAAGCCAATTATTGATAGTCAAGAGTTTAAAGAAATATTTGATAAAGAAAGCGGCCAAGAAGGTAAGAACTTACGCGATGTGCTTTCTACGTATGAAAAAGAAATGCAAATTAATACAGCAGTAATACAACAAGCAGAAGAAGATGCTCCTAAAACAGGATACGATACTAATCAATATTTTGTTGTGCCAACTGATGATGCCGGAGATGTAAACATAGTAGATGACGGATCAAGTACACCAACTCTACAAACACCAAGTGGTAATTACTACATTGCTTATGGTGGAGGAGATGGCTTGCCTGCAAACGGATCGCCATATACATTTGGAACATCATACCCAGGTAGTCCAGATAAAGGTGCGTACCATTTAAGAACAGATTATTATCCTAACAGACTATTTAGATATGATGGTAGCAATTGGATTAAAGTAGAAGATGGTGCAAGAATGAGTTTAACTAATACAGTTCAAAATAGTGTTGTAAATGAATTTACAAACAACACAAATAATTACACTAACAGAAATGGTAATACACAACCAGAAAAACAAGCATTATCAGATGCATTGAAACCTGAGGCAGACGCTTAATGGAACATTTTTACGATGGACAAATAAGAAGATTTGTAACTCAATTTATTAGAGCATTTAGTAATTTTTCTTACAAAGACGGTGCAGGAACACTTAGAAAAATTCCAGTAAGTTACGGAAACTTAACACGTCAAGTAGCAAATATTATTAGAGATAATTCAGAAAATAAAGTTATGAGTGCTCCTCGAATTGCTTGTTACATAACTGGTTTAGAGTATGCTAGAGACCGCGTACAAAGCCCTACACACGTTGATAAGATACATGTTAGGCATAGAGAGTACGATGATGCAACAAGCACGTATAAAGACCTACAAGGCGTTGGAAACACTATTGAAAGACTGATGCCAGTGCCGTTTACATTAAGAATGAAGGCAGACATTTGGTCAACTAACACAGATCAAAAATTACAAATTATGGAACAAATCCTTGTTTTGTATAATCCTGCATTAGAAATACAAACTACAAATAATTATGTTGACTGGACTAGTTTAAGTTTAATCGAATTAGCAAGTGTAAATTATTCAACTAGAAGTATTCCGCAAGGAACTGAAACAGAAATTGATATCGGCGAAATGGAATTTACAATGCCGATATGGGTTACTCCTCCTGCAAAAGTTAAAAAGTTAGGAGTAATTGAAAAAATTATAATGAACATTTTTGATGAAAGCGGAAGTGTTAGTGACGGGATAATTGATGCAACTATACCTACAGCAACAATAGTTCGATCCCCGGGTGATTATAAACTTTTAGTATTAAACAATACTGCAAGACTTTTACATGCACATGAAGGTGTTGAAGAATCTAAAACAGGAACATTTACTAGAACTGGCGATCCAGTTAGTTGGTTTAAGTTGTTAGATCAATACCCGGGTAAATTTACTGCTGGTACTAGTAGTATTAGACTTACCAAAAGTGACGGCAATGAGGTTGTTGCAACTGTTAGTTTAAATCCAACCGACGATACGCAAATGGTATTATCAATTGATAGTGATACTGTTCCGGAAAATAGCGTATTAACAGATAGTGTTAACACTAGAGGAACAATAGATGCAATTATTGATCCAACAACGTTTGCTCCTGATTATTCATCAATTACAGCAGGTACACGTTATCTAATTTTAAATAATATCAATCCAAATGTTAAAGGTGATAGTTCAGACGCCAATGCTAACGCCTGGCAGAATGCAGATGGATCAGTGTTTAAAGCAAATCAAAATGATATTATAACATGGAACGGGTCTTCTTGGGAGATTACATTAGATTCGAGTGCTACAAATGACGGAGCCGATTCTGCGGCATCACCAGCACCAGTATATATAACTAATACATATACTGGTATTCAGTACAAGTGGGAAAACGCATCTTGGCTGAAGAGTTTTGAAGGTGAATATGAGGCAGATGAATGGAGACTAGTCCTGTAAAAGACATAATTTGTAGTGGCGCATTATTTTTTGCAAAAGAAACTAATCGCTTCTTATTTCTACAAAGAACAAAAAGAAAAACAGCAGGCCAATGGGGATTAGTTGGTGGCATGAGTGAAAATGGTGAAACACCATGGAAAGCACTCGAACGAGAAGTTAAAGAAGAAATAGGTAAAACACCTAAATTTCAAAAAATTATTCCATTAGAATTATATACGTCAAAAGATGAAAAATTCTTTTTTCATACGTATGTAATAATTATCGATAAAGAGTTCATTCCAGATCTCAATGATGAACATTCAGGTTATGCGTGGACAACAGCAAATGATTATCCAAAACCACTACACGTGGGTCTACGTAATACACTTCAAAACAAAGTTAATCAAACCAAGATACAAACAATAGTTGAAATAGTTAAAAGTCTATGATCAAAGTTATTGGTGACATAATGCTTGATAGGTGGATTCTTGGTACTGCCGATCGAATGAGTCCGGAGGCTCCGGTGCCTGTATTAAAAGAAAGTTATCAAACTTTTAGTATAGGAGGTGCTGGAAACCTAGCGTTTAACCTTGCAAATTTAAGCGTACACGTCGGTTTGCATGGTGCCGTAGGTTCAGACAAAGAAGGCTATAAAATAATTGAATTATTGAAGGATTGTAAAACATTAACTAGTAATGTGTCATTTGACAATAGCATAACAACAACCAAAACACGGCTGGTTGGTCAAGGCGGGCAACACATATTACGTTGGGATCGAGAAGAATTATACACTGGAAATATTGAACAGTCGTTAGTGGTTGATGATGACGATGTTGTAGTTATTAGTGATTATAACAAAGGTGTTATTACGCAAGAGTTAATGTCGAGTTTACAACAAAATAAAATTTTTGTAGATCCAAAACAATCGCCTGATCTTTATAAAGATTGTTTTTTAGTAAAACCTAATATGAAAGAATACACTGAATGGTTTGGTCATTTTAATTATGATGTTGCTAGAAAAAAATTAAAAGAATATGGGTGGACTTGGTTAGTAGTAACTGATGGTGCTGAAGGAGTTCATGTAATTAACCAAAAAGAAAATTGGCATATTAAAGAAGATGTAAGAGAAGTTGCTGACGTAACAGGAGCAGGAGATACATTTTTAGCAGTACTGGTTTATGGTTATGCAACAAAAAATATGAGTATTCCTGAGTCTTGTCAATTAGCATGTTATGCCAGTGCAAGAAATGTCGAAAAACGTGGAGTACATCCTGTAACATTTGATGACCTAAATAGAGGTGTTGTATGGACTAATGGTGTGTTTGATATATTACATCCAGGACACTTGGAGTTATTAAAATATGCAAAAAATCTAGGACAAAAATTAATTGTTGGTATTAATGATGATGAAAGTGTAAGACGATTGAAAGGTAATGGTAGACCTGTAAATAACTTTGCAACAAGAAAACAGCAACTAGAAATGTTACCGTGGGTCGACGAAGTTGTTGTATTTGGAGAAGATACTCCGCAACAAATTTTAGAAATTATTAGACCAGATATTATTGTTAAAGGTGGAGACTATACGACAGAAACTACCGTAGGTAATGAACTTGCAGAAGTAAAGATTTTTCCTATAGTAAAAGGACATAGTACTACTGAAATCATTGGAAGGATAAAAGAATGATTGTCGAAACTTTTTTACCAAATTGGAAAGACTATGAAGATATCTTCATTGAATGGAGTAAAAAATCTACAGAAAATTGGAAAACAGAAAGCACAACGGTTGGATTTGATATCGGACAACCTGGTATTCCTAATGCCTTTGACGTTAAATTAAAGGAAGATTATAATAATGTTATTAGACAACATATCAAAGATTGGAACTTTGGAAAAATTTTAAATATTTGGGGAGTCTATTATAAAGACTTTGGATACCAAACTTTACATAGACACAATCCTGATAGTGTTGCTACTATTTTATATTTTGATAATCAACCCGAAGATGAAAAGTTGACAACACTTAATGGTTTAATGTATACTATATATAATGACGAAAACAAAACATTTAAACCCGAACCAGGAAAATTAATTTTAATGAATTGGGACGTTTGGCATGGAGTTTATCCTGCTAAAGAACCTAGAAGAAGTTTTATGGTAGATTTTGCAACATGAATATATTACTAACAGGAGATGCTGGATTTATTGGAAAGAATCTAGGACCTTACTTACAAACACTAGGACATACTGTCGAAGGATTCGAATGGAAAGGTCCTAATGTACTTCCTAATCCGGAAAATTATGATAGCGTGATTCACTTAGGTGCAATCAGTTCAACTACAGAAACAGATGTAGAAAAGGTTTTAATACAAAATCATGAATTTACTATGAACTTAATACAACTTTGTGATAAGTTTGGTGTTAACATGCAAATTGCTAGTTCGGCAAGTGTATATGGTCAAGGTTTAGATGGTTATAAAGAAGAATCAAAATGCTTACCACAAAGTCCTTATGCATGGAGTAAGTACTTGACTGATCGTTTTTTAATACAAGCAGGGTTATATCAAAAAGAATTTAATATGAACCTTCAAGTTTTTAGATATTTTAATGTTTATGGACCTTACGAAGATCATAAAAATGACCAAGCAAGTCCAATACATAAATTTACACAACAGGCTAAGAATAACAAAGTTATCAAAGTTTTTGAAAATAGTGAAAACTATAAAAGGGATTTTATTTGTGTAAGTGACGTTTGTAGAGTACACGAAAGTATGTTAAAAACAGATACTAGTGGAATCTTTAACGTTGGAACAGGAACAACTACTAGTTTCCAAGATGTTGCAGAAATTATTGCAAACAAATATGATGCAAAAATTGAAACTATTGAAATGCCAGATAAGTTAAAAAGTCAATATCAAGAATACACTTGTGCGGACTTAACAAATCTAAATAAACATTGTAAAATAAACGATTATATGACTGTAAAGGAGTATATACATGCCTACTGATATTGAAAGATTAAGTGGAAAAGTTGATAAAGGTTGGGGTTATGAACTGATCTTCGCAACTACAGACAAGTACTGTGGAAAAATATTATTTTTTGAAAAGAAAGGAGCAAAGTTTTCAATGCACTTTCATAAAGAAAAAGACGAAACTTGGTTTATCAACAACGGAAAGTTCATGTTGCGTTATGTAGATACTAAGACTGCTGTAATGTTTACTAAAGAACTTAACCCAGGTGATGTTTGGCATAACCCACCATTAATGCCGCATCAATTAGAGGCATTAGAACCTAATTCAAGTTTAACTGAAGTTAGCACTCCTGATAGCGTCGGCGATAATTATCGAATTATTCCAGGCGATTCACAAAAAGACGAAAAAGTAGAAATTAAAACTGATTAATTAGTTTCTTCTTCTATATAGCAATTATGATGGGGACTTCTTGCCCAATTAAGTTCTGATATAATCCTGTTATACCATTGTTTGTCGTATGGATCACTTGCTTTGTCCATATCTTCTTTGAGTTGTTGTACACGTACATCAATGTATTTTCCAACATCTTTGGTTTGCCCTCTACGCATTATACTCTCCTCTAGCCGCTAACATAAATTTCATCATTTTTAGATCTATACCAGACCTTTTGATGATAAAATTTTGCTAATAATTCTTGAATTTCTTTTGCTCTATTAGGTTGTGTGTGCTGATAACTCAGCAATGACATTTCAATTAATGCAAGTTCTTTAACAGTAAGTTTAAAATCCTCATTGGGTTTAGCCATTACGCTTGTGCTTCTGACCAACGCAAGATAATTTCTCCAGTTACATCTGCACCCGAAGTTTTAAATACGTTCAGTGCAAGTACGTCTGGTCCATTCGGGAAAGTACCTCTACCACCTAGTGTAGTATTTGTAAGTTCTTTAATGAATGACAGATCTAGTGTAGATCTTTCACCTGGTCTAGCAATGAATGAGAAGATTGTTTCACCTGGTTGTGCATATGGCGGCTGTGTAAAGTCAAAGGTAATTGTTGTACTACCTTTTGTTATTGTAGTTGCATCTGTACTCTGTGAGAATGAAACATCATAATATTCTGTTCCGCCCCATTCTTCGAGTGAAACTTGTGATACAGAAGTGTTAGCAGGGAAACGTGTTTCACCGGAACTAACCAATGTACCTTGTCCTGCGCCTGCAGATTCCCAACTTGCTTTTGTAAACCAAATGTTGTTAGTAGGCGGATCTTTAAATGATTTTCTAAATGTTAAGACTACATCTTGATCTGTAACGTTTCTTTGACCTCTTTGAGTTG